AGTAAAAAGTGATATTAATAAATTAAAAATTTTAGCAGAATCTGGTAAATCAAGTCTTAAAACAGTACTAATTATAGGTTCTATAATTGGTGGGCTATTTGCCATGGTATTTACTTTTTTAAACTATTTAAGATAATATATGACAGAAAAATTTTTTAAAATACCAATAGAAAAACTACTTCCTAAAATTGTTATAGGAAAGTATAAAGGTATAAAATTTAATGAATCCCAATGGGGAATGGTTGAAGGTTTAGAAGAAAATAGATTTTGGGTTCATATATCTGCTAGACGTACCGGAAAATCTTTAGCAGCTTCTATATTGGCTTTTGCTAAATTATTAGAACCAGGTATGCAAGTAATGGTAGTTGCTCCTAACTTTAATCTATCTTCTATTATTTGGGACTTTGTTACTGATATTATTAGAAATTTAGAGTTAGAGGTAGATAAGTTCAATCAAAAAGACCGAGTTGTAAAACTCGTTAATGGCTCAACATTTAGATTATTATCAGCTAGTAATAGAGACTCACTAGTTGGTAGAGCGGCAAATTTAATAATAGTTGATGAAGCTGGTATTATTACTGATGACGAATATTTTACTAGAGATTTAAGACCTGCTCTTTCTACATTTTCTGATTCTAGAATATTATTTATTTCTACTCCTAGAGGAAAAGCTAATTATTTATATAAATATTATTTACGAGGACAAGATCCAGAATTTGAAAATTGGGGTAGCGCTATATATACTTGGAGAGCTAATCCATTACTAAGTGAAGCTGATATTGCGGAAGCTGCTAAAACTATTACTAAAAAAATGTTTGCACAAGAATATGAATGTGACTGGTCTACTACAGAAGCTCAAGTATACAACTTAAATGAAGAAAAACATTTAGTTGACTTATCTGAAGTAAAAAATAATATACAAAAATATGAGATTATAGCGGGTCTTGACGTTGGTTATAGAGATCAAAATGCTTTTATAGTTATAGCAACGGATGGTACTAAATATTATGTGTTAGACGAATATTTATCCGCAGAAGTTACTACATCTAGAATAGCAGAAAATATTAAAATATTAGAAGAAAAATGGGGAGTGGAAATGATTTATATAGACTCTTCGGCACAACAACTTAAAGCAGATTTAGCGTATGACTATGATATTTATACTGAAAATGCAATAAAATCTGTTAATGATGGAATAAATTGTATTGCTTCTTTAATTGACCACGACAATTTACTATTTGATAATACTTCTGCTAATCAATCATTTAGTTCCTTAGCTAATTATAAATGGAACCCTAGAACAGAACAGCCTAAAACAATACATGATATAAACTCTCATGCGTCAGACGCTGTTAGGTATGCTATATATACTTATATCAACACTTCTGCATCTATATATGCTTAATAAAATTTTTTTACTTTCTTTTAAAGTATTATAAAAATTAAAAATTGGACATAGATTAGACAATTTGATATAGTAGTTATTAATGGAATTTAAATTAGATGAATATAAAATATTTGTACAGAGTCATATAGCTACTACAGAAGTATTTTATAAAAAACAAAATATATCTAATCAATTATTAGAATCATTATATCAGTTTGACGTTACTCCTGGAGAATATTTATCTAATATACCTAATCCAAGAATTAGTGAAAAATTTAAAATATTATTAAAAAATACTAATAAATTTAATCATATGCCTATGAATAACTGGTTTATATATTTATATGGATATAAAAAATGTGGTAGTTGTAAAAATATTTTAATTTTAGGTAATTATGGGTTTAGTAATCAAAATTGTGATAAATTAAAAGAATATTGTAAAACTTGTTCAAATAAAAAAACTTCTGAATGGGCAAAAGAAAATCCAGAAAATTCAAAAATTTACCGTTTACAAAATAAAAAAACATATGATGAGTATAATAAAAAATATAGATTAAATAATATAGAAAAATTTTTAAGTTATAATGCAAAAAGAAGGGCAAATAAATTACAAAGAACGCCTAAATGGCTGACTAAAGACGATTATAGTAAAATAGCTGAATTCTATAAAAAAGCAAAAGAATTAACAAAAGAAACTAATATAAAATATCATGTAGATCATATAATACCCCTACAAGGAAAAACTGTTTCTGGTTTACATGTTCCATGGAATTTACAAGTGATCACAGCTCTTAAAAATATGCAAAAAAGTAATAGAATATGATATTAAAAAGAAATATTATAAAGTATGTAAGAGACTATATTAAGAAAGATTACAAACTTCGTGATAAATGTTATATTTGTAGTACAGCAGAGAATTTAGAGTTGCACCATATTTATGCGATTTCTCAATTATTTAGTATATGGTGTGAAAAAAATAACATACAAGAAATAACAACAGTAGAACAGATTACTGAATTACGTGTACAATTTTACAAAGATGAATATGAAAAATTAAATAATAGTAATTTATATACCTTATGTAAAACTCATCACGAAAAATTACATAATATATATGGCCAAAAATACAGTAATCATCTTGTACCTAAAATATTAAATTGGATGTTAATTCAAAAAGGAAAACATGATTAGGGAATTTAGAGGTTGGTTATCGGAAAAATTAAACCCTGCACAGCCGTCTCTTGCAGCTTCTCAACCTTATGCAAGTCCAGAATCTTTAGTTGACTATGAAAAAGCTTATAGAGAAGTAGAAGTTGTCAATCGTTCTATTGAATTAATCATTAATGGACTAATAGAAGTACCTATTCTTGTAGAAGGTGGAGGTCCTGTTAAAAAAATAGATAAACTTTTAAATAGCAAACCTAATCCATTTGAAGATAGAGTTAAATTATTTAGAAGAGCTTTTTTAGATTACATATTAGATGGAAATGCTTTTTTTTATTATGATAAGACTAACTTATTTGTATTACCGGCTAATGATATGGAAATTATACCCGATTCAAAAGCTTTTATCTCTCACTATAATTTTTTAGTTAAAAATACTCAAACAACTTATGGAAAAAATACTAAACAAGACAATGATATTAGATTTGAGACGGATGAGATAATACATATAAAAGCAGATAATGAAGATAGTATTTATAGAGGCGCTCCTAAATTAAAGTCTATAAAAAGATTAGTAGAATTGTATTATTATTTAATTAACTTTCAAAGAATGTTTTTTAAAAATAACGGCGTGCCTGGTATAGTTTTAGAGACTAATTCTGTATTAAGTCAAAAAGTAAAAGATAGATTATTAGAACAATGGAGACAAAGTTACGCTACTTTATATGGGGGAACTAGAAGTCCTGCTATTTTAGATGGTGGGCTAACCATTAGTCCTTTTGGACAAATTAAATTTAATGAACTTGACTTTGAAGCTTCTGTAGAAAGAGTACAACAAGACATAGCAAAAGCATTAGGAGTTCCTTATGTACTTTTAAAGAGCGGTAATAACGCTAATATATCAGCTAATCAAGTATTATTTTATAACCATACAGTAATACCTATTCTTGAACAATTTTGTAGTGCTTTTTCTCATTTTTTCAATACAGATATTATTATTAGGCCGGATAGAGCAGCAGTTTCTGCACTACGTGCAGATGAAAAAACGCAAGCTATGTATTATTCAACTTTAGTAAATACAGGTATTATTACTCCTAATGAAGCTAGAGAAGGATTACGATTTGAACGCAAAGATGGCGGTGATGACATAAGAATACCACAAAATATTACAGGAAGTGCTGTTAACCCTAGTATAGGTGGAAGACCTTCAGATACTAGTCAAAATACACCACCACCTTCAGAAGGAGTAAATAATGGATAATAAATTATTTCATATTTACAGCCCAATAACAGTTGAAAAGGGTAGTAAAAAGAAAAAAGGGTTAAAAATAGCTGGATATGCTAATACAACTGATAAAGATAGAGCGGGGGATATAATTACTGCAAATGCGTGGGCAAAAGGGGTAGATTATTATCGTAAAAATCCTGTTTTGTTATATCAACACGACCATGCTAAGCCTATTGGTAGAGTAGAAAAAATTAGCGTTGATAAAAAAGGTATTTTTGTAGAAGCATATGTAAGTGATGCGGCAGAAACTCTTCATGGAGTTCAAACTCTTATCACTGATGGAGCTTTAAAAAGTTTTTCAGTAGGCTTTATGGTTAAAGATGGAAGATATGATAAAAAAACAGATACTACAATAATTACTGATGTAGAATTACACGAAATTAGTGTAGTGTCTGTTCCTTGTAATCAAGAAAGTTTATTTAGTGTGAGAAAAAGTTTTGAATCTAATAAAGATTATGAAACTTTTAAGAAATCATTAAAAGAAACTTCAACTCTTACAGAAAAGTCAATGGAGGGCATTTATATTGGTATTACTGATAGTGCTCAAGGACATTATCATACTATAGAAATGGATAGTAGTGGAAATGGTGTGACTACTTATACGTCACATGGGCTAACTCATTACCATGAGATTACTAATTATCGTATAGAAGAATCAGATGGACACGCTCATAATATTGTATTTTTAGTGCAACCTTCTGGAAATAATCCTATTAGTTCAGTAGAGTCCATACGACCTCTTTCTCCAAGTGAGAGAGAATCTAATAAAGATATAACTAATTCTTCTGTAGTTTTATATTCCGAAATAGAGGAGAAATTAATGACTGAAAAACTAGAAAATACTGATGAGGAAGATGAAACAGAAGAAATTTCTACTAATCCTTATGAGCCTATTCCTTTTGTAAATCTTTTAAGTACTGAAACCTCACAGCTTAAAAATGATACTTTTGTAAAACACGAAGGAAAAAGATATAAATTAATTAAGATTGCTACTGCCCAAAACCCCATTTTCCAATTTTTAGAAGTTGACTTAAACGGTAAATCATTAGATAATACTCTTACAATTTTAGCAGAAAATTTATCTGTAGTGAATTTTTGGGATATTGGAACTTCCTTTGACTTAGAAGTTACAGTAAATGAAAATAAAAGTTTAAGTGATAAAGAACGTTTAGAAATAAAAGAAGATTTCAAACTATTAGTAAATCTTTCTGAACAGCAACTTTATAATATAAAAGATGTTGAGTTAGTAAAAACTACTAATCTTTTACAAGAGAAGTTAAATAAAACTTTAAACTTACTTTCAGTACCTTTTAATGATTGGACTGATACTAACTATCGTATCGCTGCTATAATGATACAAAATATTAAAAAACTTAAAAACATTGACTGCGAAGATGGCGAAGAGACTTACAAGAATCTAGCCTTACTAGTAAACGGTCATAAGACTAATAAGACCATAAAGGAGAATATAACAATGGCAACCGAAAATGCAGGTGACCCAATTGTATTAGAAACTGAAAAGAAGTCTGCTCCTACATCTGAAACAGTTGTAGAAAAGGCTACTTCACAAGTAACTATTAAAGTTGGAGATAATAACACAGAGAAACTAATTGAAAAAGCTGGGGAAGCTGTGTTAAAAGAAGCGGCAGAGTCTGACCGTATGGGAGAGGCTACTCGTCAAACTCGTGAAGAATTAGCAGAGCTAAAAGCTCAAATTTCAAAATACAAAGATGAAATTAAGGCTATTACAGAAAGTAAAAATGTGTATCAAGCGGACCGCGCAAAGTCACGTTTTACTGAAAAGCAGATGGCAAATGCCTTCTTACTTTCTAAGGCGTTAAATCGTCGTGACCCTTTTGATACCAAATTAGGTAATCAAATTAAAGCAGTTACGTCTGTTGATCAATTTTTAAGTAATTTTTCAACTAATGTATACGAAGAAATGGAACAACAATTAGTTATTGCTCCTATGTTTGATAGAGTACAAGTGGATGCAAAAAATTTCCGTATTCCCGTAGCTAATGAAGACGTAGCCGACTATGTGGCACAATTTGCTTCTGGTACTTATGCAACAGGGGTAGGCGATACAACTAATGTTCCAACAAGTGAGCAAAATGCTATTAGTTCCGTAGATTTTACACCACATAAGTTTATGGTAACAACTCATCTTGCTAAGGATGAAGAAGAAGATACTATTCTTCCATTAATAGATTTCTTACGTCGTGCAGCAACACGTCGTTTATCCCGCTCTATTGATAAGGCACTATTACGTGGAACAGGTGCGTTAACAGGATTTACAGCGAATCCAGCTACTACTTCTACTTATGCTTCTGTGGTAAAGGGTATTATTACTATGGTTAACCAAGTAGCAACTGATGGATTAACAGTTCGTACAGCTGATGCTACTACAAAAGCTACTGCCGCAAATATTGCTGCTGCACGTGCAAAAATGGGTAAATATGGGTTACAATTAGGCGATCACCTTGTATACCTTACTTCTATTGAAGGTTATAATGAATTAGTAACTACTTCTGATTTCCGCACAGTAGATAAGTTTGGGCCTAATGCCACTTATCTAACAGGTTCAGTTGGAGCTATCTACGGTATTCCTGTAGTAATTACAGAATTCCTTGATAACGTAGGAAGCAATTCTAATAACGTAGGCGCTCTTGTTTACAAGCCAGGCTGGATGATTGCTGAACGTCGTGGTATTGAAATTGAAAGTGAGTACGAACCACGTCAACAAGTTACTGCGATGTATTTAAGTACTCGTTTTGACTTTAAGGCTCTTTCAACTGTTGGTAGCGGTGCAAACGTTTCTACAAGTTACGGATATGCTGCTACTGTTAGAACTCTTGCTTAATTAATATTAAGTATTGTCTAACAATAAGTTAGAAGAGGGAGGTGGGTTAACCTACCTCCCTTTTTTACTTTAAAAATTAATAAGGAGAAATATTTAT